CCGCCTAATAATGAATTTGGACTTGGTGTTTTGTCGTAATGTTCTTGAGCAAATCCTTTTGGACCACCTTTTCCTATAGAACCTCTACTATAATGTACAGTTTCGTAATCTACTGTCATTGAGTTTGATACAGGATCACTTGCTGAGTTATCCATAGTGTCATGTTGCCATTGAGATATTATTGGATTTACTAATGTAAATGCTGTATATTTCTTTCTTGACATTTGATAAATGGTAATACTATTAAAGAATGGTTCAAGGCTATCGTTATCAAAACCATATCTGTATTGTGTTTCTGCAAATGCTGTTCCTCTATTAAATTGAGTTGGTGCTTTGAACTGTTTTTTAGTTGGATCTGGTGAACCGTCTGGTTGTACTGCGGCGTAATTACCGTCTCTAAAGTAATATCTGTAATATGCTTCCCACATAGCAGTTGTTACACCAAACGAATCATCGTGAAATGTAATATTAAGAGGTTGGTAATCAATTCTTTTTTGTACTACACGTTTTCTATTGTATTGATGTTTTACATCTGTTTGAACATTATATGCTGGTAACTGTACACTTTTTACTAGCATGTTTAATTCGTTATTATGTTTTGATGTTAATTGTGGAATTATAGAAGACGCTTGACTGTTTATATTAAACGATACATGGTAAAGAAATTTTACTTTTGGTGATAATCTATGACTATCGTCAACGTATAATCTAGCACCATGTTGCCAGTCTGCGAGGTTTCCTTTGGGGTTTAATGCCCCAGAAAACACGTTATCTAAAAATCCATTCAAAAAGCTCATACTAATATTTATCCTTATCTATTAAGTATGTATTTAATGAAGAAAGAATTAGGAGAAAAAAATCTCCTAATTCAATTTAAGTTACCAATTTAGACTGGTGCTTCATCTTCGTGACTATGTTCTTCGTCGCCACCTTCGTGTGCATGTGTTGTGCCATCTTCATGCGTATGCTCTACTTCGTTCATACTTTCTTCAACTGCATCTAGTTCGTCCATTGCAGGTGCTTCTTCAACAATATCACCTCTTGTTGCACTATCTTGTAGTTCAGCAGGTGCTTCCATTGCTGGTGCTTCTTCTGCAGGTGCTTCCATTGCTGGTGCTTCTTCTGCAGGTGCTTCCATTGCAGGTGCTTCTTCAGCAGGAGCCATACTAGCCATATGAGCACTTAATTGTCCCCACATATCTCTAGCATTGTGTCTGCTATCTAATTCTAAGCCGTGCATTCTTGCTTCAGTTTCCATCATACCTTTGATATGCGATTCCATTTCACTTGCATTACTTTGCATGTCTTCCATGCTTTGTATCATTGCTTCTGTTACATACATATTTGTCTCCTTTATTACTTGAGTATACAAATATTTAAGTAATGCTTAAAGTAAATTAAAACTCGGTTTAATTTTTAGATTTATAATCTTGTATTGCTGATTTAATAGCATCTTCAGCTAAAACTGAACAATGTATTTTTACTGGAGGTAAACTTAGTTCTTCTACTATGTCAGTGTTTTGTATTTTTCCTGCTTCGTCTACAGTCTTATTCATTATCCATTCACTGGCTAAAGATGAACTTGCTATTGCAGAGCCACAACCAAAAGTTTTAAATTTACAATCTACTATCTTTTTAGATTCTTCATCTACTTTTATTTGTAACTTCATTACATCACCGCACTCTGGAGCACCAACAAGACCAGTACCAACACTAGCATCGCTACTATCCAGAGAACCAACGTTACGTGGTCTTTCATAATGTTCTATAACTTCCTTTGAATAACTCATAAGTTTCGGTCATAAAAAAAGGGCCCTAAGGCCCTTGATTTATTTTATAATGCTAAATTATTTTTTATGTTGAACCACCGCCAGTAATTGCAGTATTAATAGTTCTGCCAACTGCTGTACCAATTCCTGTTCCTTGTGGAGTTTGTATAGCGTTGTCATATCTTATTGACATTGTAACTGTTACTGGTTCTGAAGTTGCATAGTTTAGTGTATTGTAGTTTGCGTTTTCTACATAACAACCATACAATTCGTATGTTTCTAATACAGTCGGTGCATTCGCTCCATTTCCACCATCAAGTATTTCAATTCTAGTAACAAATTTATAATCGCTACCAGACGCCGCACTTGACATTTCAAAGAAATCAAATTGTTTCTGTAATTGTTCACCAACCATTTTTTGAACATTGTTACTAACGTCTTCACGTAAGTTAATAGTAATAGGTTCCCAAGTATGTTTACCTGCTAGGTATACTCTTGAGTTGTAAATATCTACTGTCATTTGATCAAATGTAACATTTGGTCTCGTAACATCCATTACTTGTTTGGTAAGTTCTGTTGTTGGACTTGATGTACCAAAGTTTTCTAGCGATACCCTAAAACGGTATTGCAGTTTGGGCATCAACAATCCCTGGTTTGATGAACTTGCGTTACTGTCCAGTGGAACTGTTAATCTTGAAAGTGTTGAAATTGCCATCTATATGCTCCTATTACTTTTATTTATCCGTTTAGAGTCCTGCTATTTCACCAGTGTTTTTAAGTCTCAATGGAATGTAAATAAATTCCACAGCTTTTACTGGTTCTATTGCAATGTCCAAATAAAGTTCATTTCTATCAATTCTCGCCGGTGTATTATTAGACTCATCACAAACACACAAGAAGTCATACAATGCTCTTTGAGAAACTAACTCAAGCATTAAGCTATCTGCTTGTGCTTTGATCTCATCACGTGTGATCTTGTCGTTTGGCTCAAAGATGTATGGTTTAGCAAGTTTCTTAAGTTGTGATCTTAAGTAAACTACTAAACGTGCAACGTTAATTCTGTCTAACGCACTTGCATTTTTAGCTCTAGTCTTTTGACCATAGTTAACAAGTCCTGCGCCAGTTAAGAATGTAATTGGGTTAATACTTTGTGAGTATAGTGTATCACGTTGGCCTTCATTTAAAGCTACTGATTTAAATTCGCCTTCGCCGTCAATGTATCCTGCCGCACTTGCGTTTGTAATACCACCACGTCTTGTTCCTGCTGGTGCAAACCATGGAAACGATACTTGATCGCTTAATGCTAATGTTCTTAACATACCATGACTCGCTGGAACTGTTACGTTTTTACCTGCGTTATCACTTGTAAACAAGCTAGGATAAAACACACCTAAATATTCATCTCTAGTAACTAAACCGTTATCGTTATCTTCAACTGCTAAGTTAACATTACTACCCCAGTTGTTTAAAGTAGTTGCGTCTGAAGTTAATCTAAACGGTGAGTCACCAACGATAAATGCTGTTAGTCCTCTATCATTGTTCAATGCCTGCATCTCGCCAATCAATTCTGAATAACCTGGACATGCCATTAAGTTAAACAATCTTGATTCGTCATCTCTAATGTCTTGATTAGAGTTAACTAATGCTTGAAGTGCTTGAATAACAACTTTTCTTTGGGCTTTTCTACCAAATGAACCTGAACCATCTATTTGGTTAGCAGATTCAGTAACCCATCTGTGTGGATAATAAGTTGCTTGACTTGCGTCATCCATTCTTACGTTCTTATCTGTTGTAACAACATGGTTACGTACAAATTTCTTAACGTTAAATCCACTTCTTCTTAAGTTCCATAGTAACATACCTTTTGGATAAAGTGCAGGATCTGGAGCATCAGTATCTAAATGGTCACTTACAAGTAACTCTTTAATTGTACCTGAAGGTGCTGTAGTTGCAGTACCTCCGCTTGTTCCGTATCTTGCATCTGCAAATAGTATGCCATCTTCTGTAGTTTGATCACTTTCATCAAGTGCAATCCACTTAGTTAGATCTGCATTGTATCTGTGTACTTGCGGATATGTTTCTAAATCAGCAGTACTAATCCAAAGGTCACCTGTAACCAACGGAGTTGTATCTGACTGTTCAGTTGGCTCTGTAGCACTTACAATCGGTCCGTTTGGATCAGCACTAGGATAAACTCCTCCGTAACCTTTCCATGTTGTACCGTTGTGTACCATCATGTCAACTTCGTCAACTATTGAGCTGTACCAAAGTCTACCATCTGATGTTAATGCTGTTGGAGCATTTCCACTTGCAGTATAAGTTAAAATTTTCCAGTTTGAAGCATGCCAATCTGACAAGCTATCACCTGAAGGTTTTGTATAAAGATTAGCTGTTCCTAACTTAGTTGTGTAATTATAAGCACTAAAACCAATGTTAGCTAATGCACCACTTGTATCTTTAATGCGTATTTCTCCGCCATCGTTATGACTAATAACAACTCTGTTACTTGCATCTACTGTAGCAACAATATTTGTAAAACCTTTTGCGTTAATTGCATCAGCAATAGTATCAGCATCAGCTGTAGCACCTGCCGCTGTAAAGCTAACAGTCATGTGTGCGTTCATTGCCGCTTGTCCAACGATGCTTTCTGCCATTGTAAATGTTTTTGCACCAGCGCCTATTGAACTTGCAGTTACAGCCGAAGATGTAATTGTAGTTGCACCAGCTGTATTTCTAGCAAAAAGTGTAAAGTCAGCTTCTTCGTCTTCATTCAATGTTGTGTGTGCTTGAATATAAACTTGACCTAATGTTAAATTCATTCCGCCGCCAGCTTTGTCCATGTTGTACAATGCTTGTGCATGTGAAGTATATAACGGTGCTGACTCTGTTGACCAAAGTTTAGTTGTACTGTTATATTTTTTAACAGAATAGTTTGCACCTAAGTTTGCTTCTGTAGTTTTAAGCCAAACAGACCCAGATGGTCTTGATTTTGCTTCAGCTGTTTTCCATTCTGGAACGCTTGTATGTGGTTTAATCTCTAATGCTGGAGCATAGTAAGTTCCTGCTGTAATACCTAAGTCAGCAAGTAATGTACCTGAAGCACCTGCACTAATTGCGATTGCACCGTCATCGTCTGTAGAACCGTCTGTTGTTGATGTTCCGTCACTGTAAATATTTAATTTACCATCAATTACTGCTGAACTTACACCAGTAATACCTGCGGCATCAATAGCAGTTTCCATTGCACTTACAGTTGTACCTGAAATGCTAACTGTAGTTCCGTTAATAACAATAGTTTGTGCTGAAACAAGAGTTGGATTTGCTGTTGAAGCAACAATAGTTGGATGACTGTTTACCCAGTCAGCCGCGCCAACTTTTTTCCAAGCGCCACTTGCATTTTTATAGTAAATTTTATTAACAGTAGTTGTTGTTACTACTGCATAGTCACCAATTTGTCCTACTGAACCTTTTGGAATACCTGTATTTGATTCTCCAACAAGTTGTGTATTTGAAGTTATAACTACTGGAACTTTGTTTGTAAATGACTGTCCACCAGTAACAGTTGCCGCATTGCCGTTCCATTCAAATATACCATATTTTGTTTGTGCTGTATCAAACCAATAAGTTCCGTTTGCTGGATCTGCCGCAGGTGCACTTGCACTTGCTTCAATTTCAGCTAAGTCGATGTCTGCTCTAGTAACAAAAGCTCTGTTACTAACACCCAAGTATGAGTAAGCCGCTTGTAGTCCGTATTCGTTAAGCTCTCCTGCATGTATTGGATTGTTACTTGTATCTGTTTTGAAGATCGGATCTCCAAATGTTTCTGTTAAGTCTCTTTGTGATGTGATTAAGTAAGGGGTACCTGCTTTTGCTTTTGTAGTACCTGCCGCTGTTCCTGTTCCTGCGCCGTTTTGTTTGTCTTGCTTAGACACAACAAAAATCATTGGCGTTGTGCCCGGCTCTGCTGGAGTGTAAAAACTCTCGTCGATTACACTTACTTGTACACCTGGTGATGTTAATGCCATTTAAGTTCTCCTGTAATATAACAACTGTTAAAAGTATTTATACGATTTCCAAAAAATATAGTGCGAAAGTACCTATGAAAAGGGGGTAAAAAGGGTAGCTAAATACGATATGCGTCCTTTATGTGAATATTGCAAACAAAGGCCAGCCGCTATAAACTATAGAAAGGCTGGTAGAACCTATTATCGTAAGCAATGTGAAAGTTGTTTACACAACGGTAAAGGACACGGTATACCTAGTTGGTATAAAGCTGGTTACCGTATGAAAAGCGAATGTGATAAGTGCGGGTTCAAAGGAGTAAAGGATCAGTTTAATGTCTATCATATAGACGGACATTTAAACAATGTTTCTTTTGGAAACTTAAAAACAATTTGTGCTAATTGCCAACGGACTCTGCAGAAGAGTGGCGTAAAGTGGAAGCAAGGCGACCTTGTACCTGACTTTTAAGATCGTCTAAAGTTCCTTCATTGTAAATATTAAAATCAAACGAAACTTTAGCCCAACGCCATTCACTAGGATGTACATCTTGTGGTTCTACATCTAAGTCTTGATATTGTCTAAACCAAAGTGGATCTGGGCCACGTTTAACACACCAAACTTTGCCGTTTAATCCTTTAATTACTTCTGCTTCGTTAGTAAAACGTACATCAGGAATAACAAAGTTTTGGTTTGGATTTTCAATAATCTTTTTACGTACAAAACTAACCCATACGCCATCAAAGAATCCATTACGCATACAATCTGTACCAAATTCTTGTAATACCAATCTAGGTGTTATTTTACGTCCAGTTTCATTTGTCCAAAACTTATCTTCTTGCTCACGCCAATATCTACTATCAGGAGTATCTCCTTCGAGCATTTCTCTATCCCAGTCAAAAAGAATAGACACAGCATCTTTTAACTTGTCTGCAAATGATATTTTTTGAAATTTCTGTTCTTCAACTAGGATATCGGCAACTGTTCCTTTGCCTGAACCCATTAACCCACATAAACCGATAATCATCGTTAATCCTTTATTATATTAATTATTATACGATATTATTGACAGGTTGTCAAGTGGTTCTTAACCAATTGTGAAAGAGTATCCTTGACCGCCACCTACTTGTAGCATCATATCAGCTTCTAGTTTTTCAATTTCAGCGGCCGCTTCTTGCTTTAATGCATCACCATTTAATGCTGATCCGCCTTGTGGTCCAGCTATAGTTGCAAATTTTGATCTAGCTTCGCCGAGCATAAATTTACACTTTGCAAGTGTATAATCTTTAATCCATTGTTTTGCTAGGTAGTCGTCTAACAGTTCAAAGTCTGGTCTGTAGTTATAACAATAAAGAAGTATGTCTTCTTCTGCTCTTGGTCTTTGTAATAATGTAAGTTTTTTAGAAGTAGTGTTCCAATTAAATTCAATAAAAGATCCAAACATTCTACCTACTAATTCTTGATATCCAGCAAATGCATTATAAGTTGCTAATCCACCCATATTAGAACTTGCTAACAAGTATGTATTTGTATATGCCATATTAAATGGTTCAAATAAAGTTCCGCCGTCGCCACCACCTGTTCTTGAACCAATACTTCTTCTAAATAACTTTCTTACTTCTGTAACTTCGTTAGGTAAAGTATACTCGTTTTGGTCTATAACTGTTGGAAGAAACATATAAGATTCTTCTACTGAATTATCTGATCTTTGTCTAAATTTTGCAAGTGCGGCTTGCAGGGCGGTTTCGTAATGATCTGGGTCAAGCTCAACGTCTACCATGCCTCCGCCGAGATTTAGCTCTACATATTTGAATACTTCTTGTTTTTTTGTTTTAATATTGGTTGCCATATACATTCTCCGCTACAGTATTTATGCACGGATAAATACTTACGTTATGCCAAGAATCAGTTTATACAAACCTGAAAAGGGAAAAGATTATAAATTCTTAGATAAAACCATCACTGAGATGTTCACTGTTGGTGGTACCGACGTGTTTGTACACAAATACTTAGGTCCTAAGAATCCTGCAGAATCAGATGCTACAGCGGCTCAACCTCGGTATGATGCTGTAAAAGAAACTAATATACAGGATATGCTATTCCTAGAGAATAGAGATAGAAAATACGATCCAGATATCTATACAATGCGTGGCATTTATAACGTATCTGATGTTGACTTTGACATGAGTCAGTTTGGTTTATTTCTACAAAATGACATTGTATTTTTAACAATACCCATTAATTATAGTGTTAATATCTTAGGTAGAAAAATTATGGCAGGAGATGTTATCGAATTACCACATCTTAAAGATGATTTTGCACTTAATGATTATAGTGTTGCACTTAAAAGATTTTATGTTGTAGAAGATGTTAATCGTGCAAGTGAAGGATTTACACAAACTTGGTATCCACACTTGTATAGAGTTAAAATGAAGCAAATAGTTGACTCTCAAGAATTTAAAGATATACTTGATTTACCAACAGAAGAAGGATCTACACAAACATTAAGAGATGTACTATCTACATACGAAGCAGAAATGCAAGTAAACAATGCAGTAATCCAACAAGCAGAAGCAGATGCAGACAAATCAGGATATGATACTAGTAACTTATATACATTACAAGTAGATGAACAAGGTGTTCCAGAACTTGTTACAACAGATTCAAGTACTTTAGATGCAAGTACACATGGCGAACTAGCAGATAGAGTAAATCAAACTCCTTCGAGATCAGGATATGATGGATACTTAATTGGAGATGGTATAGCACCAAATGGTGAAGCATTTGGTAGTGGTATAGGATTTCCGTCAGCTCAGGAAAAAGGAGATTATTTTCTTAGAACTGACTTATTACCAAATAGATTATTTAGATATGACGGACAACGGTGGGTTAAAATGGAAGATAATGTAAGAATGACATTAACTAATAGTGATACAAGGAATACACATAAAACAGGATTTGTTAACAATAGTGCAACAACAAATAATATTGCAGGCGAAACAGTTAAAGAAAGACAAAGTTTAGCAGAAGCACTTAAACCTAAGGCGGATAGTTAATGCAACATTTCTACGATGGTCAAATAAGACGTTACATTACTCAACTTATTAGGTTGTTTAGTAACTTCTCTTACAAAGATGGCGAAGGTAAACTAGTACAAATTCCTGTAATGTATGGAGATATTACTAGACAAGTAGGACACATACTTCGTGACAACTCTGAAAATAAAATTCCATCTGCACCAAGAATAGCTGTCTATGTAACAGGGTTAGAATTAGATAGAAGCAGAACAGCTGATTCTTCTTATGTACACAAAGTTCATCTAAGAGAACGTGCTTATGACGATACTAATAAAGAATACTTAAACACACAAGGAAAAAATTATACAGTAGAAAGAATTATGCCTACTCCGTATACACTAAACGTTAATATTGATATATGGAGTACAAATACTGAACAAAAATTACAAATAATGGAACAGATATTAATGCTGTTTAATCCAAGTTTAGAAATACAAACTACAGACAACTATGTTGACTGGAGTAGTTTGTCTGTTGTTGAACTAACTAATGTTAATTTTTCTAATAGAGCTATTCCAATTGGAACAGAGTCTGAAATAGATGTAGCACAATTAGGATTTACAACTCCTATATACTTAAATCTTCCAGCTAAAGTTAAAAAGTTAGGTGTTATTACAAGTGTGGTAATGAGTATATTTGATGAATCCAAAGGTACTATTGATTTAGGAAATAGTACACCTCAACTAATGGCCTATTCTGATGCTGAATCATCTCATCCGCAAATGGATAAAGAAAATGATAAAACAGTACGAAGTGGCGTAAACATAGGTATGACAACATATAAAGATTATGACATTATTGTAATGAATAACATTGCACAAATAGCTGATAGGGGTGTAGTAGGCTCTATACAATGGGACAAAGTTATTGAGGCATTACCAGGATCGTTTAGAACAGGATTATCACAACTACAACTTAAAAGAAAACTTTTAGAAGGTGAAGCAGGAAGTATTAGTGTAAACGGAACTGTTGCTATAAATGAATTAGACAGAACACAGTTAATAATAACATATGATGCTGATACTATTCCAACAAATACAGATTTAACTTCTCCAAGTGGACGTAACAATACAGGTTCTGTAGATTACATAGTTGATCCTTTAAAATTTAACCCAGCAACTTCTCAAACTGCTGGACTAAGATTACTACTTTTAGGTGCAATTAACACTAGTTCCAATGTAGGCGTTGCAGGTTATGATGGCCCAGATGCATGGAAAAATGCAGATAATACAGATTTTGCGGCTGGTGAAAATGATATAGTTGAATGGGACGGTACTAAATGGCATGTTGTTTTTGATGCTAGTACTGATGCTGGAACAACTACAAAATACGTTACAAACCTAAACACAGGTGTTCAATATAGATGGACTGGCACAGAATGGATACTTTCATTCGAAGGCGAGTATCAAAAGGGCACTTGGCGCCTTTCATTTTAAGATAATTATTTACATGAGCGAAGAAATCGTATGTAGTGGTGCCCTCTTCTATTGTTTGACAAGTAAAAGATTCTTACTACTACACAGAACACAAAGTAAACAAAAAAATGTATGGGGATTAGTTGGTGGAACTAATGGAAAAAATGAATCTCCGTGGCCTGCATTACAGCGTGAAATAAACGAAGAAGTCGGAAAAACTCCAAAAATAATTAAAACTATTCCTTTAGAAACATTTGTTAGTACAGACTCAAAGTTTCATTTTCATACGTACTTGTGTGTTGTTAAAGAAGAATTTCTACCATCTTTAAACGAAGAACATGATGGATATGCTTGGGTAAGTTTTGGAAAATGGCCAAAACCTTTACACATGGGTTTAAGAAATACACTTCAAAATAAAACAAACCAAACAAAATTACAAACTGTATTTGATCTAATAGGAATTTTAGAGAATGAAACGAATTAAAAATATTACAATAGTAGGTGGAGGTTCTGCGGCATGGTTGGCGGCAACTTACATACAAAATAATTTTTGGGACTTACCTATTACAGTAATAGATAAAGAAGTTGGTAATCCTATAGGAGTAGGAGAAGCAACTGTACTTACATTCACACAGTTTTTAAGGAAATGTGGTATTAATTTACCTCAATGGTTTAAACATGTAGACGGTACTTATAAGGCAGGAATAGATTTTCCGCATTGGAAAAATCCTAAAAATAGAGTCTGGCATCCTTTCTATTTAAATAGATCGTACTTTGATCTGAAATGTACTCAATACGATATTTGGTCTCAAAAAAAAGATTTAGATTTTTGTAAACATGCATTACCTTGCTACGATACAATAATGGAAAATAAATTAGATCTGTATAATAGTTTTGAAACCCTAGCATATCATATTGACGCAGGAAAGTTAGTAAAAGAGTTACAAAACATTTGTAAGAATACTGTACAAGTAATTAAAAGTGATGTTGTAAAAGTAAACAAAGACCTAGATGGCTTTATAACAAGCCTTGAACTAAAGAACGGTGCAACACATACATCAGACTTTTACCTAGACTGTACGGGCTTTATTTCGCTGTTAAAAGACCAAAAAAAGAAGGAATTACTAAACAGTAGATTGTATACTAACTCTGCTGTTGCTGGTCATGTACCATACGAAGACTACGAAAACGAATGTACACCTTACGTAAAATGCCCAGCTGTAGATCATGGTTGGATTTGGAAAATTCCTGTTCAATCAAGGATAGGTTCAGGATTAGTATTCAATAGAGATATTACAGATCCTGATACAGCAATGCAATACTTTAGCGATCATTGGAATGGAAGAGTAAAGCCTGAAGACTTAAAACTAATAGACTGGACCCCGTATTATAGTGAAAACTTTTGGGATAAAAATGTTGTATCAATTGGGCTTAGTGGAGGGTTTATTGAACCATTAGAAAGCACAGGACTTGCTAGTATGACATATGGTGTAGAGCAATTAGCTTTACATATACCTCAATATGTTTATAGTGAAGATAACATAGAAACTTACAATAGATCTATGATGTCTTGGTACTCTGATGCTGTTGACTTTGTTGGAAGTCATTATGCAGATACTGAATGGGATACTGATTTTTGGAACTATGTAAAAGACGTGCATGTAAAATCTGACAAGCACTTATGGTATGAAGAATGGTTAAAAGATCCGCATAGATCTTTCTATAGTGATGTATCGAGTCCACACTTATTCCATCCGCAAAATTGGCAACTATGGTTAATCCAAATGGGATATCCTGTTAATAAAGACATTAATCGAATACCTCCTATGCAAATTGATTATGCAATGTCAGAATTTTTACGAGCAGAAGAAATAAGAAGAAGATCAAGTATAAGTCATATTGATGCTATTGAAACTACAAATATGGGTCTTGATTGGTATGCAACATACAACGGCCAACGTGAAGGTTTCGTGATATGAAGATAATAGTTTTAGGTGGTGGTACAGCTGGTTGGTTGGCCGCATTAATGATATCAAAAATTAGACCTGAGCATAATGTTACTGTAATAGAAAGTTCTAAGATTGGTATAGTTGGTGCTGGAGAAGGAAGCACAGGCGCTCTTACAAATATAATACATAACGAAATGTGGAATTTAGGTTGTGTTGAGAAAGACTTTATTAGCGAATGTGACGCAACAATTAAGTTTGGTATTAAACATATTGGTTGGAATAAAGATCCTAAAGCCCATTATTATGGTCCTATTGATGGATCTCCTACAAGTGGTGATGTTGCAGATGTAGTATTTTTACATGCACTAGGGTATAGAGAGCAAGATTTACTACACATATCAAGTGAACTAGGATACAAAATACATCATAATAAAAATAGTTTTGTTGAACCAAATGGTAATCATGCTTATCATTTTGATGCACATAAAGTAGGACAGTATTTTAAAAAGATATCAACAGATGTTAAACACATTGATGCAGAAGTAAATGAAGTTATAACAGATTCAGAACATGGATGGGTTACAGAATTAAAACTTAGTAATGAACAAAGTATTAAAGGCGATATTTTTATAGATGCTAGTGGATTTAATCAAGTGCTTATGAAAGCAGTTGGTGGAAAATGGAAAAGTTATAAAGAAAATTTGCCAGTTAATAGTGCATTACCTTTTTTATTACCTTATGAAGAAGATGAAAAAATTGAACCAGTAACAAATGCTTGGGCTCAACCTAACGGGTGGTGTTGGCAAATACCTACAATACATAGAAGAGGTTGTGGATATGTTTTCTGTGACGACTTTGTAACGCCAGAGAAGGCTCAAGAAGAATTAGAATTAAACTTAGGTAAAAAAATAGATCCTATTAGATTACTTAAATTTGATAGTGGCAGACAAGAAAACTTATGGATTAAAAATGTTTTATCTATTGGATTGTGTGCGGCTTTTGCTGAACCATTAGAAGCAACAAGTATACATACAACTATTTTTCAATTAAAACATTTTATATTCAGCTGTTTAGGTAAAGAAAGAGATGAAACGTGCAATCAAGGACAAGTAGCAGACTATAATCAAAAAAATGCACATCTTTATGATACAATGAAAGACTTTCTTGTTGCTCATTATACATGCGGTCGTAACGATAGTGAGTTTTGGAAATATATTGACAGTGGACAAACAACAACTGAGTTTGTAAAAACAATGCATGAAGTTTGTAAAAATAGAGTACCAAATCATACGCTATTTCCAAGGCATGAAGGGTGTGCAGGATGGCCTCTTTGGAGTTATGTATTATCAGGTACTGGTAAAATAACTGATGATACTTGTAGGAAAGAGTTACACTACAATAATGATGTTAAGATTGCCGATACTGCTTATGTTTATCATGTTAGTCAACACGATACTAAAAGTAAAGACTTACCAGACAATACTAAATTTATAAAGGACATGCAGTGATAAAAATTTATGGCGACATCATGTTAGACAGATGGGTCTATGGGTCGTGTGATCGAGTAAGTCCAGAAGCTCCTATACTTGTTATGAAAGAAGATGAATACAATTACAGTATTGGTGGTGCAGGTAATCTTGCAACCAATGTTAAAAGTATTAATGGAGATGTAGAATTATATAGTTGTGTAGCTAAGGATAAAGAAGGTTACAAGCTATTAGATTTATTATTAAAGACAGATATAAAAACTAATATTACTGTTGACGCAGACATGACAACTACAAAAACAAGATTTGTTGGTCAAGGCGGACAGCAAGTATTAAGATGGGACCGAGAAAGAATTTACAAACAAGATGGTGTATTAGAACGATTATTAAAGAATGTACAAGAAGATGATATAGTTTGTATAAGCGATTATGCAAAAGGCACAGTCAAAGCAAACACAGTAAGTCAATTATTTCGAAAGGCTAAAGTTCTTGTTGATCCAAAACAAAAGGATTATTTTTATGATGGTGCATTTTTGGTTAAACCAAATATGAAAGAATATGTTGATTGGTTTGGAAGATTTAATGAAATAGATGCAACAAACATAATGAGAAAACATAACTGGCAATGGTTAGTTGTTACCGATGGAGCAAACGGGATACATGTTCTTTGCGAAGATACAAGATACAAACATTTTAAAGAAGCAACAGATCAAATTGTTGACGTTACTGGAGCAGGTGATACTGTTTTAGCTGTTATTGCTCATTGCTTACATGAAGGCAAAGATGTTTTTGAAGCATGTGAAGTAGCGTGTTATGCGGCCGCCAGAGCAGTTGAAAGACAAGGTACTACAGTAATAACCAAAAAAGATTTAAAAAAGAATATTACTGTATGGACAAATGGTGTGTTTGATGTGTTGCATAAAGGGCATCTAGAACTGCTTAAATTTGCCCGTAAGCAAGGGGATAAACTTATTGTAGGTATTAATAGCGATGCCAGTGTAAAACGCTTAAAAGGTGAAACTAGACCCATTAACGATGTTAATACACGTAAAGAACAGCTTGAAAGTTTACCTTGGGTAGACCAGATCGTAGTCTTCGATGACGACACTCCTTTAAATAATATAAAACAATATCAACCCGACATTATTGTAAAAGGTGGTGATTATATTGTTGATACTGTAGTAGGAAATGAGTTAGCTGAGGTAGTAATATTTCCAACTATAGAAGGTGTTAGTACAACTAAAACAATAGGAAAAATGACGCAATGAAAATACTAGTTACAGGACACAAAGGCTTTATTGGAAGTCATATGGCTCAGTATCTAATGCATAAAGGTCACGAAGTAGACGGTTTTGAATGGATTGAAAACGTAGTACCAGCTGTTGAACAATATGACTGGGTAATACATTGTGGAGCAATATCAGACACTACTGAAAGAGATGTTAACAAAGTATGGAGACACAACTACGAGTTTACTATGCGTTTGTTACAAATTTGTGACAACTATCAAACTAATATTCAGTTAGCAAGTACATCAGCAGTATACGGACCAAATAAATCATTTAACGAAGAAGATCCTGTATATCCACAGACACCTTATGCTTGGAGCAAGTATTTGGTTGATAAGTTTTTAGTAGACAATGGCTTTGAAAATTTTAATACGCTTGTACAAAGTTTTAGATATTTTAATGTATATGGTCCAGGTGAAGGACACAAAGGCGACCAAATGAGTATGGTTAGTAAATTTCAAGTACAAGCATCTACAGATGGAGTAATTAAACTATTTAAAAATAGTAAGAATTACAAAAGAGATTTAGTTTGCGTATACGACCTAGTACGAATACACGAAGAAATGTTGCATCAAGATGTTAGTGGAATTTATAACTTAGGTACAAATAAAGCTGTTGACATAGAAACTGTAGCTAAATTAATTGCTAAAGATCAAGATGCAAAAATAAAATATATTGACATGCCAGCAAAGTTAAAAAATCAATATCAAGATTATACTTGTGCTGATAATGCCAAACTACACAATACTATACCAATTAGACATTGGATAACACTAGAAGAATATTTAAAGGATGTTGTAAAAAATGCAGGAAAGACTTGAAGGTAAGATAGAAAAAGGTTGGGGATACGAATTAATTTGGGCAACCAATGACAAGTACTGTGGAAAAATTATGGTATTTGAAAAAGTGGGATCTAAATTTAGTTTACATTTCCATAAAGAAAAAGACGAAACTTGGTTTGTTAATCAAGGAAGATTTTTATTACGTTGGATAGATACTAAAACTTCAAAATTACATGAACAAGAACTTACCGTTGGAATGACTTGGCATAATCCTCCATTACAACCTCATCAATTAGTTGCTATGGAAGCTGGAAGTAGTATTACTGAAGTTAGTACTGCTGATTCTGTAGAAGATAACTATCGTATTGCACCAGGTGATTCACAAAACGAGCCTGTAGACGTTACGCCTGAGCCTCGCCCCACTTCACAATAACATTAGCTGTTGTTGCTGTACCTTCTGTTTTATATATGTTAATAGCTAAAACATCAGGTCCATTTGGAAAAGTACCTCTACCACCTAGTGTAGTATTTGTAAGTTCCTTCAACTGCTCAAGATCCAATGTTGATCTTTCACCTGGTTGAGCAATAAATGAAAATACAGTTTCTCCAGGCTGTGCGTATGGCGCTTGTGTAAATGTAAAGTTAAACAAGTCACCAGGTGAAGCTGTTCCTGTAAATGAATTATTAAATGTTACTTTATAATATTCAATACCTGAGCCACCTTGATCACCAAATAACAATGGTCCTTGAACGTTTGATACAATACTTCCCGCAGGCATTTTAATATCACTTTGGTTAGTAGGTTCACCACCGGAGTCACCTAGTAGCGTACCTGCTTTAGCCGCCGCGGTATCCCAAACTGATTTAGTAAAAAATTGGTAGTTGGAATTAACTTGGTCTCCACCTTTTTTAAATCTTTGTTGAGCACCGTTACCTGAGTTTCCGCTTGGATATTGTGAAAATACTACTCTACACCAACCAGCGTTAGAGTTTTTCTGGACTGACTGAACCACTGTTCCTTGTGGAAAGTAGTTATTGCCAGATGTACTAATTTCATCACCAACGTTAATATTTTCAGCTTCAAAATCAGCTAAGTTAAAGTAAATATCGTTATACCTAGTATAAGCTCTATCCCAAGGCATCATTGTTACATCTGCTTCAACAGTTGCCATAACGGCCGCTGTTGAGTACGTAGATGTTGCACCTGAGTTCCAACTAACCGAACCACCTGAAGCGATTTGAGCAAAACTTGGCTGTCCACCTTGTGCAAGTCCTGATAGTCCTTGCCAACCAACGTCTGCTGGGTTAACTGGATAGTTTTGAGGATTAAGTATTCCTTCAATAACAATACCCCCAATAATTGGAGCATTAGAGTTATCTGGATCAACACCGTCTGATGTAAGTTCAAGTCCTTGCATTAGTAGCTGAGCTCTGTTTAAAAGTTCTCTATCACCCAAGTCACCAACAATAGCGTTAGAAACACTTGGTGCTAGTCTAAGTAAAAATGCTGTTTGTCTAGTTGTACTAACTTCAATACCTGCCTCAGTATAGTTGAAGATATAACCTCTATCTTCATCAAATCCACCATCTGTTAGGAATGCTGAACCCCAGTGTGATATAAGTGGAGTAATTGTATTACTAATTAATATAACACCTGTTCTTGCCGCATGTCCACTTGCTGGACTTGCTGAATACTGTCTTACAGCACCAGCTTGGAAGTTAGTTAAACTTGTTCCTCTAGTACATCCTGAAAATGTTTTTGTTGTATCGTTTTTAGCTGTATATGAAATAATTTCGTTATCAATCATCACAGTTCCTGTTTCTGGAAAAAACTTACTTTCGTTAAGTACAAAAGTTGTTTGTGAACTGTCAATCTCACTTGTTAATGTAGAAACTGCACCTTCGTTAGTAACTTCATATCTAACTGGTAAGTTACCTGATCTCATAAATGCTTCTGTGTTTACGTTTGAATTACGCATTCTATGACAGAATACAAAGTTACCGTCAGCACCACGTACCATCCAATCAATAAAACCAGCACCATACCAACTGTATTGGATACCAATCATCTGCATGTATCTAACATCCATTTTGTATCCACTCTTGCCTGAACCGTCTAGTTTATCAAGATTCCATTCTTCTTGTAGTACTTTTTTGTCTGTAACTAAGTTTATTTTACATGCCGCCGCTGGATTAACTCCTCTATAATCTGGAGTAATTGTAATTTGTGATTGCGAATCAACGTTAGCAACAACGTGTGTCATACCTTTAATAACAATTCTGTCACCAGCTTTAAGCTGATCTCTAAATCTTGAGTTAGTACCTGTTATTAAATTTGAATCTGGGTTAACTGCACCAGTTCCTGCTATCTGTTTTGTTGATGTTCTTTGAGCAACACTAACGTTTGTTCCGTCGTATTCCCAGTAAATTCCGTTTTGATCATCAAATATTCCTGAACGTACAGTAGCACCATGCCACCCAACAACAGTCATTTGTGCCGCAAAACCAAGTACAGCATTTGTACCACCAAGTCTACGTGTTGTTAAGCATTTTAATTGTCTTTCGTCAATAATTTGTGTAATAATATATTCACCGTTAAATCCTTCAGTTTCAACACCAATAAGTCTAATCTTACCACCTACCTGAGCGCCATGATCGTTGTCGTCAGTAGTAATTGTTAATGTAGATCCAATTTCAGTTCCGTTTGAAACTACTGATCTAACATCGTATGATGGAGCAAAAAGAGCACCAGTTGTATACATAATACCTTTACCTGACTGGTATCTAATATATTTTTTACTTTGTCTAATTGCTTGAGCACCGTGTTGTGGTCCACCAGTTCCTAACTGTACACCTCCATCGTATGGTCTGTGTATAAAGAAAGAGTCTGGACGCATATAAACCTGGCCTCTTACTCTGTCTTCAGTTGAAGTTCCTGCGGCAAATTCAACTATATTTCCTGGAGCTCTAGTATTATATCTAATTGTTTTACTTGTTGGTACTGTAATTGCAATAAACGATCCTGCCGCTAAAGAGTGGTTATTTCCGCCGACTCCAGAATCTGATGATACTGTTACAATAAATGTATCACCTGGAACAATACCATGTGCATTTGGCCAAGTAACTTCCATTGTAGCTAATGCTTCAAATGGAATATTTGTACTTGAATTTATAGAAGTAGTTGTGTAATCTGATAATGTAACACCGTTTACTAAGTTTAGTCCACCACCTGCAACGGCTGTTCCTGTAACTGTTCCCATAGTGTTAAGTCCACCAGATCCGTCAACTGCTGAAACTATAACAGTCATATCGTTAGTTGGACTTGATCCACCTAAATTTGTACCTGCTACTGTAATTTCGTTACCTGGTTTATAACCAGAACCACTTGCGTTAATAACAGCAGTATATGTTCCTGATGTTCTAGTTACGTTTAATGTTCCACTTGAACCAGCATGAGCAAGATTAGTTCCTGCTAAACCTGTAAAGCTAGTTGGTAATGTTGGAGCTGTACCTGTTACACTTGCTGATGCAATTATACCTTGTGTAGCATAACCTGTAGTGTTTATACTATCAATTGTTACTGTTGCATCGTTAGTTGGACTTGTTCCGCCTAACGCTGTACCTGCAATAGTAAATGTTTGGTCTTTTCCATAGTCAGTACCTGCTGTATCTATTGCTACTGAATAAATTGAACCGTTATTAGTTATATCAAAAATAGCACCAGTACCTGCAAGGTTAACTAACGATTTACCTGATACACTATTACCATTAAATAACGCTGGAGCTGTTGATTCATCTGAACCTTCTGCTCTAACATCAGTAATTCCGCCTTGTCCATTTACTGAAACAACTCTTAAGTATATGTCATTAGCTGGACTTGCGCCACCTAAATTTGCACCAGAACAAACAATAACGTCAGCTGTGTTATAACCTGTTCCTGTTTGTTGAAGCTGTACCATAATTGAAGCTGATGTACTTACTGTTTTATTAATTTGAAATTCAAATCCGCCGCCACTGCCTCCAGTGAAAGACAGTCCTGAACCGCCAAAGCTATAAGATAAAGTTGTATCGGGTGGTGTACCCATTCTTGCCGCATCAGCTATAAAACTTGTACCTGTAATTGTTCCACCGCCACCAACACTTGTAACTTGTACCATAACATCATTACCACTGCCCCATGTTTGTGAACCATCTGAACTTGTTCCTGGTACGACTTGCGAACCTACTAATCTAAGTAAATCTTTATTAGCATAACCTGAAGTTTCGTTAGGTGAACTAAATGTTATTGTACTATAAGCATTGTTTTCCCAACCAATATCAACAGTAGTTGCACCCCAAGTACCAGTACCACTATTATAAGTTGATGCTACATTTTGATAAGTTATACTTCCACTAAGTGCTGTTCCTGTAGCACTTGCACCTGTTATTCCACCTATTCCGTCAATAGTTGTAACTAAAATAGTTGCATCGTTACCAGGAGTTAAACCTCCTAAGTCAGTTCCTAAAACTTTAACTGTATCACCTACTTTATATCCTGAACCTGCTTGATTAATTCCGTCTACTGTATAGTTAACACCGGATCTACTTATATTAAATTGTCCATTTGCGCCAGCTGGGTTAGGCATAGTTCCGCTAACACCTGTATAAGTTTCTGTATTTTTTGCAACTGAAGATGTAAACGACCCACTCATACTTACTGTATTACCTACAATATTGTTTACAAATATAGCATCGCCTGAACCATTATCACAAGCTAATCCTGCTATAATATTTGTTGTTGATCCAACTGTAAACTGTGTATTACCAGGAGCAATATCTGAAGTTAGTTGCATAGCTAATGGTGATCCACCTGGAGTACTCGAAATACCAGTAACCTGTGTACCTACTGGAATTGCTGTTGGATAATTAATCGGAGCACCAATTTCTGGAACATCTCCTGTAGTAGCTATCTTGTTTTCACTAATTTGTGCCGCTAATGAAAGCGTCATAGTACCATTTGTACCATTACTGTATACAGAAAAGTCTGGGTTTCCTATTGCCGCTCCAGTATAAAATCCACCTTGTCTTAACTGAGTATAAGTTGTTGACAATACTTGTCCGTTGGTTGTACCAACTTTTGCTTTAGCGTAAAATGTAAATGTAGTAGCAGTTGGAACTTCTTCAATAACAAATGATCCTTCTGCTCTTGCCGCTCCGCCTATAGCATCTTCTAATGCTTTAATTGTAATTGGAGTACCTTCAACAAATCCATGTTGTCCTAATGTAGTAACTGTAATTTTAGAAGCACCAATGCCACTTGTGCCAGTTGATGCATCTGTAACAACTGTTTGCACTTGTGTATCTGTACCTGGAATTTCGTATACACTAGGATAGCCTCTCATCATTCCAATAGCTGACCATTTAGTTGGCTGTAAGCCGTACTCAAAGTCTGCGTCAAGCATTGATAATGGAGGTGCAATTCTCATACGCTCAATAGCGTCTGTTCCAAAGTCGTACGGTCTAACTTTTTGTTCTTCGTTATCTACAAAAATTTGTATTTCGTCGTCGGTTGAATGTGTACTTGTATTGTATTTTAAGTCAACAACTGTAATAGAATCTGTTGTCTGTAAATATTTTGGAAAGTCAGCATCTGCATTTTCATTTGCATTTACTGAATCATATTTTACAACATATCCACTAGAGTCTCTAGGAGTAACATCGTCAACTCTTGTTACTTTGCCGCCTTTAGTTGCATCAGTAAAGTTAAAAATTACTTCTGATTTAGTAGAGTTTGTAATAATTAACAAATCACTTGCGTCGTAGTTTCCAATAAATCTAATGTGTCCTAAACCTTTTCTTTCAAAAGTTGGTAAAGAACTTGTTCCATTTGTTATAACTGAAATAACATAACCTGATAGTGCTTGTATTCTTGTTCCAGCCGCCGGTTCGCTTGTGTAAGCTGTATTAATAACTTGTGCATGTGTAGATTGATATGGTGTGCTTTGTGCAGAATTACTTAAAACATGATTAATAATCAAGTCTCTTGTAAACTGTTTTGCTTTAATTTCTGGTTGTCTATTACCGTCAATTTGTGCTACAGTCTTTTCCCAGTAAGTGTTAGCAATACGTGTTGTTTCTTCATTACCACCGTATTTTAAATCATGTATCCAAGCTACAACATTAAAATTTGTATCTCGTCTACATCTTGCACCATCGTACGTGTATCCAGAAAAGTCTGTTGCATTATCTGCAACCTGTTGTTGTATCCATGCTTCAACTTCATATTGAATAAAGTTTTTGTTTGCGTTAATTAAAAATTCGGCGTTTGGATAATGACTATCGTCTAATCCTAATCCTGGGTAAAATTTATAATTATCAATTTTTTTCTTTGCCATATTCTTTACGCTCCAAATGCTACTGCTAATGCTGTTGCTGTTGAATCAACATAGGATTTTCTAGTGGCGTGTGTTCCTACTGTCGGGTCTTTTTGCATTAATAAATTGTCAGTCACTGTTACATCTCCGTTTAGATTTGTTCCACTAGCATTAATATTACTTGCTGAACTATCTGGTGCAGTTGTCATATCAATTCCGTAAGCTCTAATTTGTCCAGGAGTAGTATATCCAATGTCAACATTTTCGATTGTTCCGGGTATTCCTATGTTGTTGATTACTATTCTTGAATTTATTACTGATAAAATCGTGTTATTATTAGTATCATTTACTTTGAAAACCCCACCATTAACAGCTAAACTATCAAAAGAGTTTGAAACTGTTGTTCCTGTATCATCACTAGTATCACCAGTTTCAGCTTGAACAAACGCTTTACCGTTAAGTAAAATTGATTGCACATCTAATGATACTCCAGTAATTTTACCTGCTGTATCAACGTTGAAACTCGGACTTTCAAATCCGTTTTGTGCTTGAAATTTATCGTTTACTACTGTGCCTGCCATTGTCTATCCTATATTGCACTCATATCTTTAACAACTATTGTACCTTGCATAGCCGCATGAGCTGTACATTGGTATTGATAGTTTCCTGAAATATTTGACGGAACTTTCCAATATAAGGTTCCTGATGTTGCGCCTTGAGCACTTACACCTGTTGTTTCTGTACCGTCTGGAGCTACATGAACTAAACCGTTATTATATTGTACTCCACCACTTGTTTCAATTTGGAAAGGATGCATTGACATAGATGAATCATTTAAGTTAAATGCTATTGTTGCTCCTGCTAAACAATAAATTGTTGGATCTTCTGTAACACCGTATTGATCAAATTTATATCCGTTACTATTATCAGCTGTAACAACTAAAGTTGTAATTGCTGGGTAAGCAATTTGATCAAGTGTATATCCGCTGTCTTCCCATCCACCTGATTTTTTAACTAATATATTACCAGTTGCTACGCCTGTAGTGTTTACATCAGTTAATGAGTTTAAGTCATTTGATCCTGAGTAATCAATAGTAACTGTGTCGCCTGACACTGATGTTGAAATATTTGTACCACCAGCAATAGTTAACGTATCTGTTTTACTATCTGCCGCCGCTGTACCCGAGTCTGAAGCAACATTACTAAATGCAAGTTGGTTTACTTCACCCGAGTTAGGTGAACCTGTATAAGCAATAGTAACTGTGTCTCCAACAATAGTAGTTGAAATGTTATCACCACCTGCTACAGTTAATGTATCTGTTTGTGAATTAGCTGTTGTTGTTCCCGAATCTGCATCTACTGTTGCAAAAATATTTTGATTTCCGCCTGAACTTGGAGTTGTCCAAGTAAATGTTCCATTACCATTTGAAGTTAATACTTGAGCCGCTGACCCTTGAGTAATACTTAAATCTGTAAGTACAGTAGGTATACTTGGTTTGTTATTTAAATTATTATAATTTAAGTAGTATGAACCATCTTGTCCATCTAATGTATCAGCGTCAGTTCCTGCACCACCAGTAGTTGCATCTGTTCCAGGTGCCCATTTACCACCGTCCCACTTTAAAACATTTCCTGTTTGTGGTGGATTTGAAGTTGTGTCTACATCTGTTAATGCATTTATGTTTCCTAAGTACGCAATTGATTTAATAGGATCAGTGTAGTTTGTGATGGCTCCTCCACTTGTATCCATTAATAATTTGTGCCACGTTCCGCCGTGTGCAACATGAACTGTTCCTGATTCATGATTGTGTAATATCACACCGTGATATGTTGATGCGTTAATTGCGTTTAGTGCGTTGTTAGTTCCAACCTTAAACGAAATTTTATTAACTTTTGTGTCATCTACTGGAACATCTATTTCCAAACTCGAATTGACGATATCTAGTAAGTTTGTGCCATCGCCTAAAGCATTATATAGTTCAGTTGTATTTGCGTTGATTTTAGTAGCGCCACCTCTAAGAGTATCGCCAGTTCCATCATTTACCGCTGTACCTATATTTAATATTGATTTTGCCATCTCTTTTAACCCTTATCAAATGTTAGTGTTGTATTATCCATCGTATTCTCTATACTGTCAAAAGTATTTATTCCACTTGACTCCTCAGTTGATGTATCTGCGACTATCGCTGGAGGAGTTAATTGATGGATTGTTTTAGCGTATGTTGCATGGAATAATAACTTGGCGCCTGTATAATTACTGCTTTTAGGTGATACATTTATAAAACAAGTGCTTTCGTCTACAGTAACTGATATGTCTATTAGTTCCTGATTAATACTTGATCTCCCAAAAATAGTTGCTACTGCTCTATCCGGTCTAGCAACAACACTTAATTGCATAATTTCTTTTTCATTTGAGTCGTATTCAACTGTAATTTGGTATATTGCACTACTAAAATCTCCAACAGCCCACCTGTCCATTACAGTACCGGTAAAAACACCAATCCAGTTTCCTTTGAAACTGAAACTACTTCGATTTCTTAACTCTATAGTGTTATTTTGACCTTTTGAAAATAAATTAGCTGTGCTTTTTTCCATTATACATGCTCCATATTGTATTTATCGTTTTAAACAGATATGTAGAAGTATAATAATTAGGACAAGTCTACTAAACTATGTGCATATTGGTGGAGATTATCAAATACTTCGGTGCGTTTTTTAAGGTCTTTATTAGCAAATGAGTTAAGTTTTTTCTCAGCTTCTTCACCATATCCTGTGCGTACTAGAATAGGCTTTGCTTTAGCTTTAACTGCGGCTTTAAGATCTGTTATTTTATCGCCAACGTATACACCGTTAGTCCAATCTACACCAATTTCTGCTGATGCTCTTTTAAACATTCCAGGGTTAGGCTTTCTATAAGGGTCGTCTTTAAATGGCGTAGTTGAATAGTATAATCCATTAATACTTTTACACCCTATTTCACCTAATAGTTTTAACATATAATTATTTACTAAATCTACATCAACAGGATCAAATAGACCTTTTTGAATTCCTGATTGATTTGTTAATATTACAACATCATACCCTTTGTCTCGAATCAGTTTTATTGCTTCTAAACTTCCGGGTATAGGTTTAAATTGTTCTGGTTTTATGCAGTAAGGCGGAACTCCTTTTACAGTTAATCCGATATCTTCGTTAATTGTTCCGTCACGGTCTAATCCTATTACTGGTATTGACATTTAAGGTCTCCATCTATCATCTGACCAACCATGTTTATCTTTATTGAACCAGTCTAGCTCGTATAATAAAATGGTATCCTTGCTTAATTTTTCTCTCCACTGCTCAACAAATTCTGTTGTTTGTTGATCTAATTTTTCTACATGATTGCTTACAAATTCAGCGGCTTCATGCGTAAGAGGATGTACTTCTGGTTGTATCATATGTTTATGTCCTTCATCTTTGCTAGGTATACTAGTAGGTCTACTTTTAAAAAACTTGTCGTCTGCATTAAACTTTAGTGCAGTAAGTATAGGAGGTGTTGAAAGTTTTATTTCTTCTTTATATTTTTCTAACACAGCCCTTACGTCTTCAATAGTAAGATATTTTTGTTGAGTGAATTCTGTAGATAATTCTGTCCAACCATCTTGCCACTCTCTAAATCCTGTTGATATAACTTGACAACCTATACTTGCTAATGCTCTATGTGTGCTTGATATTAATGCACAATCTCTCATTACAGCGTGTACAGGATCTGCCCAAACGTTTTGATTTTCGTAAAAATAATTATTTAAAACAAAAGATTGATTTTCGTTATTTAAATTAAAGTTGCCGGGGGTCCACCAACCTTTGTTCATATGATATCTATCTTCACGAAACATACTTGTCCATTGTAATAGTATTACATCATCTTTTGTAAAGTTATGAACCGTGTTGGCTTCCCACAACCTTGTTGCTATATATTGATTACCTGCTCCACTCTTAGCCCAGTTTTCTCCATAGTAACCTTTGTTTTTATATTGATGTATAAGAACGTCAGCCCAGGTAGGATAAAAATATTGTGATAAACTACACCCAAATGCAAAAATTCTCAAACTAAACTCCGTAATAAATCTATCATAGTCTTATGTGGAACAGCTTTAACAGTATCAAAATCATTTTTTTCTTTAATTACTATTTCAATATGTTGTTTGACTTCTGGTGCGATATGTTGGTATTGTTTTTGTAAACTTTCTCTGTTAAAAATATCCATACCGTGTAATACTAATGCATGATTATATTCATTAAATAGTAATTTTTTACTTGTATCAGAAAAGTCATCTGCAATTGGTAGTCTATGTTTCCACATTTGAAGATTGCTATGTAAACTGCTAGGTAACTCTATTTGACTTACGTCTTGCCAAAATTCTGTATCACGTCTATTACTAATATAATGTAATGCAATAAAGTCTCTAATATTATCCATAATTGCATTAACTTCTGTATTGTATCTAGCAACCGATGCTGGATTGTAATTTATTATTCTATTACAAAGTAAAAATGCTTGTTGTATACTTGTTCCAATAGAACTTGCTTCTAAAGGTTCAACAAAATTAGCACTTAGTCCTATAGCACAACAGTTCCCAATCCAAGGTTTAGTAAGAGCACCAGGATCAAACTTAATTGTTTTTGCTATAGATATGTCCCAACCTAGATATTTTTCTACTTCGAGTTTGGCTTGATCAGCTGTAATGTAGTCGCTATCAAAAATATATCCGTTTCCTTTTCTACCCCAAACAGGAATTCTAAACATCCAACCATAATCCATTGCTCGAGCAAGTGTCCAAATAGGAATTTCTTCTTCTTCAGCTGTAGGAAATACTATTGCTTCTTTCATTTTAAGAAAGTTTCCGTAAGATTTCCAATGAGCTCCAAGTTTGTTTATTAATAATCTTTTAAATCCTGTACAGTCTATATAAAAGTCATGCTCGTATATTTGTTTTTTTCCAACTAATGAAGTAATATTAGTATCATGTTTAACGTCAACTATTTCATCATCTATAACTACACAACCTTTTTCTTTAGCTTTCCTTGTTAAAAAATCATTTAACTTCATTGTATTAAAATGATATTGTGAAACTCCAGTTTCATTTGGACGTTCTTCAATAAATTTCATAAAAGGAGTTTTGTTTTCCCAAAGATATTTTCCTGTTAACTCTTTAGGATCAACATCTTCACTCATTAGTTTTGAGTAAGCTATTGGTAATCCGTTTTGGTTAGCTTCAAAAGGTCCGTGAACGCTTTGTAAATAATCTCGTCCTCCCCAATTTTGAAACATAATTCCACTTTTAAATGTAGCATCACATTCTTTTACCATGTCTCCTGCTACAATTCCGCAGTAGTCCATAAATCGTGTCCAATGCTCAGTAGATCCTTCACCAACACCTATAGTAGGAATGTTAGTGCTTCGAATAACTTCAACATGGAAGTTTGGAAACGTTGTTTTAATTATTAGTGCTGATACAAAACCTGCTGTGCCGCCACCAACGATTGCTATTTTCACGTAGGATCACCCCATTCTGCTAAATCAATCTCTACTCCATAACCTATCACACAAAATTGATTGTATGGATGGTTATGGTATTCTAGTATTGTAAATGTTTTTGTTTCAAAATTAACATACAAAGCAAATGGCAGTATAGCCGGTGTTTGTGATAAGCCATCAGCTTCATCAGGATCACGGACCTTGCCTAAAAGTTTTCCTCCAAACACTAATCTTTCTTCTTTGTCAGCCATCATAGAAAAAATTTCGTCTTTAGGAGCACACATTACAGGTTTTTCTTGCCATTCACCTGCTCTACTTGTGTCTGTGTATACAACTACTGCTGTAATAAAAACTAATAATGCTATTAATAATTTCATAATAATTTCTCCTATTCGTCAAAGGTGTACCACCCAGTAACAATATATTTTATTCCTTTATATATTGGGTTTCCTCTGTGAGGGTGGGTGTAATAAGCTGGAAAGAAAACAAGTTTTCCAGGTTCTGGTTTAATTTTTACTCCTTGGTATAAAAATTCTGTCTCTCCTCCTTCTTCAACTGAATTTAGATAAAGCGTATACGCCATTATCCTTGAAGAAGTAACTAAGTCTGCATTCTCACAATGCCAAGAATGGTATCCTTGGTGTGGTCTTGTCTTTTGAACACTCATTCCTTTAGGAGAGTGTTGAACTACAG